TCGGTTGACGTGGTGCGCCAGTAGTTAAACATCCGCTGAGCGTCCTTCGCCCCGCGAACGAGGCTGCGGAAACTGCGCTTGCCCTTCAGCACCACCTCCGTGCCATAGACCGGGACGATGGGGATATACTTCCCCGCCCAATCGACAGTCTCAAGCACCTCAGCGCCGGACATGATCCGCTGCTTGACCTTGTGCGTATCGACCTCGCGTTCGGCCATGACCTGAATGCCAAGGGCGTCTAAGGCAGGCTCGTTCTTCTCGTATGCGTCCGCCTCAATCACCGACTGATCGGACAGGAGGAGGATGCGCTTCTTGGCCTTTTCGCGGGTCCAGTATTCCGCCACCTGAACGAAGTCGCCGTCCAGCCAAGGCGACGACAGGTCACGCCAGGCCTCGCTCTTCCAGTCCACCTGCTCCGCGCCGGGATACTGGCGCTTGAACTGAGCCTTCGACAGGCTGTCAACCACGAAGCAATAATTCCAGTCCGACGAATCCGCCGCCGTGCTGTAGCAATCCCGATACACCGAAAGCGGGTTTGATATCCGCTCAATCACGATGTCCTGATCGAACGTGTCGTCGGAGGTGTATTTGGTGTTGATGCGGAAATACCCGAAGCCGCCGAACACCGCGTTCTCAAGCGCTGTGTCGTAGGCAACCTCAGCGTTCGACGATTGCTCGATGTTCCGAATGATGCCGTTCAGAACCTCAGCCGTCTCCGGGTCGGCCTCGCTGTCAACCGGGTGAACCGTGATCCCGGGCTTGTTCCGCCTCGCGTCGTTGACGATCTGGCGACCCATCGCGGCCAGCTTGTTGACCGTCAGGCAGGGCCGGCCCTCAAGTTCCCGGTCCCGGCGCACCCGCTCAGGCCACTGGTTCTCCAGCAAGGCGAAGTCGATGTCGTCCTCAAAGGCCTTGCGGTTGTGGTCGTCATGCTCGGCGGACTTCTCAAAGGCCTCCAGGGCGTCCTTGAGCGCGTCGGGCTTGCTGGCGTCGGAATCGTAGTCGCTCATGCCATCCAGCCTCCCTGCGATTGGTGAACCGTGACGGGCCTGCGAAGGGTCACAAGCTGCCGGTTCACGGCAAACTCCCCGAAAGCGTCGGCGCCGTGGCTGTTCTCATCATGGAGAGGGCCGGTGTAGATCGACCGCTGCTTGTTCCATGCCTTGCGATAGTTCTTCAGACGGTCCAGACCGACCGCGCATTTCTCAGCGTCGAACCAGGTGATCGGGATGACGCCTCGCGTGGCGTTGACCCGGTCTTCCGGTTCAGCCGGCACGCCTACCTGAATGTTGCGAAGGCCGAGGCCCTCCAGCGTCTCCAGCCGCGACTTGCCGCCCGCGCCCAACTCCCTGACCTTCACGTCATGGGGAAGATAGTGGTTGCCATAGACGTAGGGCTTGTCGGCGATGGCGTTCTTCACGATGGTCTGCAGCCCCTCGCCGCCAACCTCGTAGTAGTCGATGGCCCGGACCTCGCGCCCGACCTGCTGGAAGAACCAGATCGTCGTGTAGTCCGAAATGCCCAGGTCCCACGAGGTTTCCACCTTCAGGCTGGGATCATAGGGAACGCGGCAAATCCGGCCCTCGTCTTGGGCCTTCGTTATGAGCGAGCCGTAGTAGCTGCCCGGCACGGCGGCGTTGAAGTCCACCATGTACTCGGAGGCGTACTTGGCCGAGCCTTCTTCCTCGGAGCCGGTCTCGCTGATCAGCTCGGCCTTTTCCTTGGCCAGCTGCTCCGCGCTGAACACGTCCGTCTCAGTGGCCGGCGAGCGCAGGGTGAACCAGGTCGGGTCCTGCTCACGCGCCTCAAAAGCCCGCGTGGCGTGATTGCGACCGCGAGGCGTCCAGATGAACAAGGCCCATCCGCCGTTCTCGGCCAAGATCGGGCGCGTGTAGGTCCAGGCGTCAGGCTTGGCCAGCGCCCATTCCGAGAACACCACGCCAACCGGAGGCGAGCCAACGAGGGAGTCGTAATTGTCAGATCCGAGAACCTGCCAGGTTGACCCGTTCACGAACCGGATCAGCATGTCCTGCTCGCGGGTGTTGGCCCGCAGTTCCTTCGGGAAGGCCTCGTCTATCCGCCGCCTGCCCGTGTGCGGGTTGATGGCGTCCCAGATCGCCTTTCGCGCCTGCGCGGCCTCGGGGAGCATGTGCCAGTAAGTGCCGACACGCTCGAAGGCTGCACACGCCGCCCGGTTCAGCGCAATGTCGTCCTTGCCCCAGCGCCGATGCGCCGCGACATCAGCTCGCTTGCCGCCGTGCTCCAGATACTGCCAGAGCTTCCGCTGATAGCCTCGCGGAGCCCAACCGGCCGGAAGTTCAATCGCCATCTGGTTCCGGCGTAAACCGCCTGATCGTCACGCCCATCTCGACAGCGCCCGAATGCTCGGTTTGAAGCCTGTCACCGTATTTCTTCGGCGCCATCTTTGAAGCTGTCCACTTGAAGGCGTCAATCGCCACCCGCGCCGCGTCTGGCTTGAACCGACCAGCAAGCGTGGCCTGCGCCGTGGTCAGGATGCTTTCGGCGTAATAGTCCGCCCGCTCCTCGCGCGCGCGTGCGTATTGTGAGGCGAGATCGTCATCCGTCCGCAATCCAGTTGATGCCGCGCCAGGATGTACACCGATTTCCCTACAGATTGCCCGCAAGCTCTTGCCGTTGGCGATGGCGTCTAGGATGACCGGGAAGTCCTCTGGGGTTGGGTTCCTATGGGTTGCGTCAGCCATGACGCTCGGCCTTCAGTTCGGCAAAGGTCCGACCGTCTCCCTCAAGGGTTGCGGTCTTGCCAGTGAACTCCTGCCAGCGAGTGACGGCCACGTCGACATAAGCCGGGTTCAGTTCGATTGCGTGAACGCAGCGCCCGGTCATTTCACCCGCGATGATCGTGGTGCCTGACCCGCTGAACGGCTCATAAACCGCCTGGCCGGGCGACGAGTTGTTTTCTATCGGGCGCTTCATGCACTCGACGGGCTTTTGGGTGGAGTGGCCTGTCTCGGACTTCCGGGGCTTGTCGATCTGCCACAGGGTGGTCTGTTTGCGGTCACCGTTCCAATGGCCGGTTGCGTTCTTGCGAACAGCATACCAGCAGGGCTCATGCTGGAAATGATAATGGCCTCGGCTCATCGCCAACTGGTTTTTGGCCCAAATAATCTGGGCGCGCATTGAAAAGCCCGTTGCCTCTAGGCTTTGCACAACCTCTCTGGCACGCAGGTCTGCGTGCCAGACATAAGCTACGTCGCCGGGGAACAGCGCCCACGCCTCGCGCCAGTCGGCAATATCGTCGTTCAGAACCTTTCCGGTTGCGGTTCCGGTTGCTCCGATCTTACCTGTCCGGTCATCGCGCCAACTTGCATCATACTCCACCCCGTAAGGCGGGTCTGTCACCATCAGGTGCGGCTTCACGCCGTTCAGGCAGGCGTTCACAGCCTCAACGGTTGTGCTGTCCCCACACACGATCCGATGGGCTCCCAGCAGCCAAACGTCGCCCAAAACGGTTACGGGTTGGGCTGGAGGCTCCGGTGTCTCGTCGGGGTCGGTCAGGCCCTCGGTGGCCGCTGGCGCAAGAAGGGCCTCAAGTTCAGCCTGATCAAAGCCCATCAGGGCAAGGTCAAACTCTAGGCCCTGCAATTCGCCCAACTCAATTTTGAGGAGAGCGTTGTCCCACCCCGCGTTCAGCGCCAGCTTGTTGTCCGCGATGACGTAAGCCCGGCGTTGGGCTTCGGTCATGTGGTCAAGCTGGATGGTCGGCACTTCCTTCAGGCCAAGGCGCTGTGCCGCCAACACTCGACCGTGACCGGCGATGATGCCCGCGTCCCCGTCAATCAAGACCGGGTTTGTCCACCCGAACTCTCGAATAGATCCCGCAATCTGCGCGACTTGCTCGTCGGAGTGCGTTCGGCTGTTGCGGGCGTAGGGGATCAGGTCGGTGACCTGGCGATACTGGATTGCCAAAGTTTGCCCGCCGGGCATGGTCGCCTCCATACGCCAGACCTCGCGGCCTCCTGGCGTCGATGCGGTTGCTATTTCTTGGATTTGGCTTTCCGGGCGACAGACAGGGCTATCGCCACCGCTTGCTTCTGCGGCTTGCCGGATTTCATCTCAGTGCGGATGTTCGCGCTCACCGTCTTGGGCGAGTAGCCAAACTTGATAGGCATGGCAGGCCCCCGGCGCAATTCGCGCTCCTAGTGTTTCCCATTGGCATGGAGGCGGACGGGTGTCAAGGGTGGCTGTTATATCCGCAGGCCTGGCGCATAAGCTGGAGGTTATAAGGCAGGAGCCGAAACTTCTGGAGGCCCAAAAAGTAACCCCCCGGTTTGGGCAAGCCGAAGCTCTAGGCCTGGGGGGTGTTGTTGCCTTTCAGTATATTCCCTGGAGCCCACAAAAAGCAAGGGCCGCTAAGTGCTTGCTTTTGTTCCGTTATGGGATTTCCCATGTCGGCAATATCATATATAAACTGTGACTTTCTCGATGCTTGGAGAAGCGCCCCGCCCCTACATAAAGCAAGGGCCGAGGTTGCCCCCGGCCCTTGAGTTGTAGCGCCCCGACCTTCTGCGTGCCGGTGGCGGTAGCCCGAGTCCGGAATCTCGGGGTATTTTCTCGTCTGAAGGGGGTGTGGCGAACCAGTGACCGTTTCCCTCAGCACACCCGCATAATATGCCCCGCCCCGCCACATAAAGCAAGGGCCGAGGTTGCCCCCGGCCCTGCGACTCACGCCCGAAGCCGTGAGGGTGGATATTTCACTGACCACGGGGGCTTGCTGGCAGGCGCAGAGGTCGATCCGAGGTTGACCGGCTCACTATGCCCCAGGCCTCACGCCTTGTCCACCGATCCGTTGAGGACGTAGTGGAGGAAGATGTCTGCGGTCCTTTGGTAATCGGTCCCGCTCGATTCCTGTAGCGCCAGCTTCAGGCACTCAAGACGGAGGGTGATGAGGTCGGGTTCGGGCTTGGTCGGGACACCGAACGTGGGGCCGGTGTAGTCCTCGTGCGTCTTAGTCATCTCGGGCTCCGGGGGCTTGACGGGATCACCGCCCAGAAACAGAGGCGGAGTCGGGGCGGGGGTGATGATGCGGTAGTGGGTGATTTCGGGTACGGGAGTCCCAAACCCGCCTCCAGGACGACGGTCGGGATACCTCCCCCACGGCATGTAGAGGGCTTTGCCGCTAGACACCCTATGGTGTTTTGTATGCCGCACCTCCACCACCGTCTCCGGGTCTACCGGGCAGGTGTCGCCGGTGTGTTCGATCCAGTCGGTCATGCGTTAGGCTCCAAAGTAGTGAAAGGTGGCGACAAACGGGCCGAGTGCCGCGGCGATACAAAGTAGGATGCCGGCGACGAAGACCAGCGCGGTAAGGCGGGCGCCGTCCCGCCACAGCGTATAAACGGCGGCGACAGCCCACCAGATGCCCGCCCCGGCCATCAGCGTACTTGCGGCGCACAGCGCGCCAAGCGCGATCATTACTAGCGTTGATGAAATCATCGTGCGGCCTTTCCGGCTTTGTAGGCTGTCAGGCCCTTTTCCAACCGCCGGGCGGCTTTGAGGATGTGGGGCCAGCGGAGGTCATTGGAGCCCGTCCCATGCACGGCGCGGTTGACGATTGCCTCGGCAGGCTCCACCAGCACCCGAGCCTGTTCTTGCTCCCGCTCTCGGGCCATGCGGGCTCCGGCGACAAATCCCTTCGCGGCGAAGCTGTGGTCCCACTCGCCCGCAAGCACTGCTTCCCGGTAGGCGGCATTTTCAATCTTACTCGCCCACTCCCGAAACGCCAACACATCCGGGTCAACCGGCTCTGGCGGCTTCCAGCCTTCGCGGGTAAGGCGGGCGGCGATGACGGCGACGTCCTGCCCCTCCTCTAGCAGTCGCCAGGCTTCATCCGCCGTGGCCTTGTCCAGTTCTTCAGGTGTCATGGGTTAGGCTCCAAAGTGTCGAAGGGTGGCGGCAATGGCGGCGTTTACGAGGCTGGCGAGCATCGCGACAACCATCCAGCCGTTGAAGTTCAGCCGACCGTAGGTGAACAGCCGAGGCCAGATGAGCGTCCACATGATGATGGCCGCCTCGACTAAAAGCCACGCAAGAGCCGCCCCGGCGGGGACGATGGCGAGTGCGATCAGGACTTCGGACGGCTTCATCGCTTGCCCTCCGCCTTGCCCGCCACTGCCCAGCGCAAAAAGTCCTGCGACTTGATGAGGTCTTCATCGCCGCCCTTGTGCCGCTCGCGCCAGACGTACCCTATAATGCTGCCCTTGCAATAGCCGCGCCACTCCTCGTCATTCAGGGCCGCGCGAATCGCGTCGATGCACTCGATATCGCCTTGGCAGTAGTGGTCGTTGGGGGAGGTCATGCG